GCCGCTGTTGTTGGCAAGAGGCGTGTCATTGATATAGATTTCCTGTGCGGTAAGGTCGCCCTGAATTTCACCCTCGGAGATCGCCAGAAGCATCTTCAGCTTCGCAACTGAAAGCAGGTCATCTGGCTCTTCTACTGGCGTGTGAGCACTACCGCCGCCACCGCCCTTATATCCCTGAATTACGCGCGCGCCCTGAAGAAGTTGCATATTGCACCCATAAAAAAAGCCACCCGGAGGTGGCTGAATTGCGAGGAGGTCTTATTGCTGGTCGCTGGAGAAGATTCCGGCGCTGATGATGGCTCCGCCAATTTCGCGCTGACCGTACAGTACCGGCACCGGATAACCCATTGCGACGGTGTTTACCGGAGCGCCAAACGCATAGTTTGGCTGGTTGTCCGTGCTGGATGCCGACCCGATGTTATAGCTGGGTTGCGGTGTAAGCATGCTGACAACGCCGCCCAGCATCATGCTGATGCCGATGCCGGTTAAAATAGTTGTAGCCCCTATAGCACCAGCAGTCATCGCGGCACCCCAAGCAGCGAGACTCGCACCTGCAGTAAAGAATGCGGCCACCAGCGCGATCGCGCCGATAACGATTTGCAGCACACCCGCCTGCTTACTGCCTTCGATCACCTGACTCATCCGGTATTCAGTCGCGCCGTTGGACATGTCAAACTCTTCCAGCCCGATGTTTTTACCGCCGCTGTAGAAGGCAAAACGCACACCGTTGAGGTGCGCGTTGGACACGTATTTTTTGAATCCGGGAACCGATGCGCACATCGCCCTGAGCATTTCCCGCATGTCAGAAACGTGAAACTGGTGAACCTTGCCGAACTTTTTAGCCAGGCCACCAGAGAGCGTCATTTTCTTAAGCATCGAATAAGTCCTTATGCCGTACGATACGCACGGTGCGATCGCGGTAATATTTGCCGTAGGGAACGCGCGCAGAGAGATTGCCAAAGCCGTGGTGCAACATAATGTTGTCACCAAGATAAACCGCAGCGTGGTTTGTCACGGGAGCCTGTAAGCGCATCATGATGACGTCACCGGGCTTCATGGATGCCGGCGCAACTTCGATAAAACCTTCATCCTGCCAGTTGTCGTCATACCGGCTTTCTTTGCCATCAATCCACCACTCGTAATCGACCGACCAGTTCCCAAGGGTGATGCCATGCGTCTGCTGAAAGTAATCCATCACGAGCGTCCAGCAGTCAGCATGCCCGAGCACCCACTGACGACCCGCCAGCTCTCTTTCACCTCGCGGAGAAATGGTGCAGAAGTCACCCTCCGGCCACGACATGATCCCCCACTCAACGCCGGAGTGGTCGCACTGGATGCGGTCCATCTCAGAGGGGATGAGCTGAACAACATCCGGGTGTGAATGAATAATCATCAGCACGTCGCCCTGCGCTTCCGCCGCCTGCAGGTCATCGTCTGCCATCGTGAAGCTTTCGGTTGGCGTGTCTGAAATGTTGCGGCAGCGGACATACTCCTGAGCACGACCAATCTGCACAACGACCCCGCAGGACTCGCGCGGATATTCCGCCTCTACGTGCTCACGTATGGCGTTCATGATTTTTTTACGCATGATTATTTGCCCTGCAGGTTTGCCGCCGGAAATCCGCCAAAGGAAAGTGCATTCTCTGCGCCAAAGCGAAGGCGGCAGTCACTCAGCTTACCGCCGCAAACATCAAGTCCGGGGTTGTCGGTTGGCGTGCCGTCTTTGAGGAAGTATTTATTACCGGCGTAATCGCAGCCGGTGCCTGTTCGGTACCAGCCGCGCATGCACCAGGTGCAGACCGGCGTGATTTGCCGGGATGGGAGTTGCAGGCTCTGAACATCGAATGGTGAACACAGCTCAAAATCAACCTGCGCGCGCGTTTCCTGACTCTTTGCATTCACATAGAAAAGCTGCACGCGATCATCGCTGGGGCTGGCGTTAGGATTGCCAGCGGTCCAGTTTGCCGCGTCAAGATATTTAGCAAGCGTGGTGTGAATCTTCACCTTCGCTTTAACCAAATCATCGAACTGGAGGCACAGCGCCGTGACGTAGTTCCCGATGTTGCCAACGGAAAGTGTTGGCGTGGGCTGCGAGCCGGTACTCGACAACTCCATGCCTTTCAGTTCGTAGGGATAGGGATCGTATTGGTTGCCCTGCCAGATGATGGCGGGGAGGTTTTCCGCTGCAAATGCCGCCCAGCCATCAGACGCGATATTGTGTGCGTGAAATCGCAGGACGTTTTCCATCCCGAACGCCGTGCCGTCTATCTCGATGAGCTGAACCAGTTGGCCCGGTTCAAGCTGCTGTATGTCCTGAGTGAAGCTCATATTTCGCCCATAAAAAAGGGCACCGAAGTGCCCTGTTAAGGTTTATGGCTACGGCCCGAAAGCCTGCTCGAAGGTGAAAGCAATGTCGCAGAATCCTTTCTTCGGAAAGGTGGGATTAATCGAATCGAACTTGACGCGGTAAAGATTTTTTTCACCCCACGGATTCGTCCACCAGAACGACTTTGTAACGTGCTGTTTGAGAAACCCTCGGACCTCCGACATGTCTTCAAGCTTACCGTTGCAGGATAATGACCATGATTGAGCATCGTTATTAATCCCGTTTTCAGCGATTTGCTCATAACCATCACCGAACTTTGCCTGATAAACAGACTTGGTGATTTGCTCGCTGGCCCCGATCCTGACACACCAGTTAAACGTATCAATTGCCATGTGGCGTTATCCTTTTCTGTAGAGAAGGCCACCCGGTGACATCTCTTTTCTCAGGCGATCGGTGATGGTCTGCTGGATAATGCCTGTCATCTGCGTTGCAACACCGGCAGTGCCGGTAGCCCCTGCCTGCGCATGACCGTCACCCTGCATGATGGTTACCGGCGCATCCACCTGAATGACCGTATTACCGTTTCCGATTGCGCGATTCACGCCAGATGAAAACTGGCGATTTCCCGGCATCTCGCCGACATAACCGCCGTTGGCATATCCGCTCATCATGTCGTAAAGATTCGCAACGCCGATGCGCTCTGTCGCTTCTTTGGTGAAGACAAATTCGCCCTTGTGAACAACGCCAGCCGGATCGTGCTTTCCGCCGCTGCCGGTGTAACCGCCATCAGCATAAGCGGTATAGCTCGTTGGCATGCCCATCGCGCCCACACTGCCGGATGTCGAAGCGCCAGAACTGGCTGCTCCGGCTGCGGCACTGCCGAGGCTTCCGGCAAGTGAACCAAAAATTCCGCTCACCGTGTTAACCAGCGCCATCTGCAGAGCGACTTTGGCAATAGTCTGGAGAACCGACACGCCCCAGCTTTTCCAGTCCGCTTTGCTTCCGACCAACATGGCGGACATATTATCCATCGCGCTATCAAGCGTTGAGGTGACGCCGGAAGAAAACGCACCCGAAACGTTGCTGGCGCTTTCAAGCCAGTTTTCATAGCCTTTTGAAACGCCGTTAAGCCAGTTGGATTCGGAAGCGGCGATCGCCTGATATTTCTTGTCGAGCGCATCAAGGGCCTGCTGACGGGCTGCAATAGCCGCCGAACCTTTATCCGTTTTGTCGAAAACCCTTTCTACCTGCTGCTGATCGTCGTACCGGCTCCGCTGGCGATCACTCATTCCTGCGGTGTCGGTAGTCTGCGCGGCGTCATCCCGGTATTTACGGGCGGCATCGGTCAAATCCTTGAGCGCTTCGGTTTGTTCACGCTGCTTGCGCACGTTCTCTTCAGCGCGTTGCGTCCAGGTGGCAAGCTCTGCAGAGTTATCCCGAATAGCTTTGCGTTGCTCTTCCGTCCACTTAGCACCGGTCTGATGCGACGCCGCGTAGAGTTCAGATGCTTTTTCACCTTCGGTAGCGCGAACCTTCTGCACTTCAATGGCGACGCTAAGGTCGGCCATTTTACGCGCATAGTTTTCTGACTGCTGTTCTGCTGCCCGCTCCTCCTTCCCCTGCTCGCTGACAGCCTTTTTACCTTCACGCAGCGACTTGTTCAGGTCTTCCTGTTTCTGCCAGGCCTGTACGGTGTTGCTGATGAATTTCTGCCGCGCCTCGGTATATTCAGGCGTATTGGTCAGCCCGGCATCATCAGCGGAATATTCCGCCTGACGCCTGACGCGATCAGCGCCTGAGAGACCAGCCAGTTCGTTTTCACGCCCGGATTTCTGCAGCAAATCAGCCTGTTTTGACGTGAGCTGAGCCGAGGGAATACGGAAAGGTGCGTTTGCCAGATTGGTTCGGGTGGCAAGCAATTCATTGCCAAGCGACAGCAGACGGTTAAATTCCGTGTGCTGGCCGTTCATCATCAGCAGCGACTGATAAGCCGTGTTTTGCTGAGCGGCCTGCTGCCTGATTAAATCCACGCGGCGTGTTTCAAGCACCTCCAGCACAGACTGAACTTCCTGTGACTTCTCCTGCATCTGGTTAAGTCGCGCCTGCTCGACTGCCAGTTCAGAAGTAGCTTGCTGCATGCCGGTCGATACTTCCTCAACGCTCGTCAGATAGTTGATGAGGAAGCCGCCAACGGAGGGGCCCGGGCTTGCCATTATCTGCTGATAGCCCTGAATCTGCGTTTTGAGCTTATCAACTTTCGCGGCCTGTTCGTCAATTAACCGGTTCTGCTCGGTCATCGACGTGCGGGTTTTGGTCTGCGTGTCGGAAACTTCCGGCAGGCTCATACCCGGTGCGGCCTTTCTCACATCATCCAGCGTTTCTATATACGCGCGCGCTGATTCCCGCGCCTGCTCCTGCCGCTGATACATGGTGTACCAGGCACCTGCACCCAGCATCAGCAGGCCGGGGATGCCGCCTACCAGACCCAGCACGCCGCTGGTAAGCCGCGAACCCACTGATGTAATGCTGTTAAGTCGTTCCTGTGCGGCGGCTCGCGCATTCACGTTACGCGTAAGCACTGCCTGCGTTGCGGCCAGACGGCGCTCTGCGGCTTCCTGTGTCGCGGTTCCTCTTGCGGCTACAACCGCCTGCTGCGCACGATAAACAGCGGCGCGCGCTCTTGCAGTTGAAATTTGTGTGCCCCGGATTTGAGCCTGTGTAAGCGCTACTTCGCTCTTATACGCCGTTACGATACCGGCAGAAGCAGAGATTGCACCCGATGCCATGCCGCCAAAGAATTTAGCGGCACCGACAGCAACCAGCGCACCGGCAACTGTAGCCACCGAATCGATATTTTTCGCCACACCTTCCAGCACGCCAGAAAGTGACGCCGTGACGCCGGAGGTGGTATTTGCCTCACCTACCCACTGCTGGAAGGCGTTCTGTACTTTAGTGACCGAGCCGGAGACAGATTCAGGCAGGGATGAGAATTCGCCGCGCAGCTTGTCGAGCTGGCTGGTCAGCGCAGGTACCACTTTATCAATGGTAAGCTGACCCTGATCGGCCATTGCTTTCAGGTCTTTTCGCGCGACGCCCATACCGGCAGCAAGCGCACGGATAACACGATCGCCGGATTCGTTCACGGCGTTGAATTCTTCGCCGCGCAACACGCCCTGTGCAAGCGCCTGGCTGAACTGCGTAATAACGGAGCTACTTTCCTCTGCGCTGGCACCGGAAAGCTTCAGGCCGGTAGATACCGCCTCTGTTACCTTCAGCACTTCCTGCGCGCTGTAGCCAAATTCACGCATCGACGCTGCAGAGCGTGAGTAGAGATTGGCGTTGTCGTCGAAAGCGGTACCAGTGCGCTGGCTGATATCCATCAGCGATTTCTGCACGGTGGTAAACTCACTGGTAGACTGCGAAGCCTGCTTGAGTCGCGCGTTTACCGCGTTCCAGTTATCGGCCAGCTCGATAAGATGACCGGCTGCAAACGCACCGGCAAAGACGCCCGTCATTTCCAGCGCGGTCTCTTTCGTGGAAACCAGCTGCTCGTTCAGCTCCTGAATTGCGCGCTGACTTTCCCGCGCGGCCACAGCGGCACGACGCCCGCCCTGTTCCATCGTCCGGTAATAATCGGCACCCATTCGTGAGGCACGCGCAATCTCTGACTGGAAAGAACTGGAGTTCGCAGAGATTTTAATAATCAGTTCGCGCAGCGTTGCCATAGTTCACCCTGTAAATCCCGCTGGCGCGGGTAATTAAAGACCTGCCATCCAGACTTCAAGGCCGCTGGTTTCCTTCTCTTCTTCTGCTTCGCCCCACTTCAGCTGCAGATCACTAATGGTTGTTTTAGCGCCCTGCGAATTGAGTACGGCAGCGGAAATCTGCGCAGCCTGAATATCACCACGAAAGTCTCCGATAGGGCTTAGGCGGTCATAGGCGATCCACATTTTCAGCTCACTGGCGCTAAGGGTTTCGCGAATTTCTTTGAGAGTTCGCCCAAGGCGCAGCGCCAGTGTCATCAGGAAGAAAGTCAGCGGCTCTTTTACTTTGCCTCTGCGGTTTCCTGTGAGATGCCCAACTTAAGCGCCTGATTAAGAAGGCGTGTATGCACCGGACCATAGATTTCGGAAACAATGGACTCGTCTTCATCACTGAAAACACGATCCCCGTTCTCATCGAGCAGAACATCAATGAGCATCACCACGTCTGCGCTCTTGTTACGAAGAAACGTTTCCTGCGGTGTCAGCTTGGGGTCTGTTTCACCCTCCGCCAGTTCCGGTGACATAATTTCGCGAAAGCGCATCCACGCTTCGCCGGAGGGCTCACGCAGCATCACTTTTGCGTTATCCCATTCAGGGACAGTAATTACTTTTGAACGAAACCCTGACGATGGAGCAAGCGCCAGAGCGCGTAATGAAGCCGGTGATGCGGTGTTTTTTTCGGTATTCGACATTTCATATTCTCGGTGAGCGGGTTAATGCGGATAAAAGAAAAGCGGCCGGAGCCGCTTATGAACCTGAAGCAATAATTGCCTTCGGCTTGCCACGCACGCGCAGCGAGTAGGTAGCGCCTACGACTGACGATGTGGCCGCAGACCAGGAGCTCTGACGCACTTCAACCAGCACATAAAAACCGTTGCCTGATGCGAAAACAACGCGCAGCGCGCGCAGCTCATCGTTTTCATAGGCGGTTTGCAGTGCCTGTTGAGCCTCTTCATCACCGACCCAGTTACGCGTAATGCTCATCTCAGCCGGAGCGGCGAGACCGTTCGTTTGCTCCTGCTCAGTGGAGCAAAGCGTGGTAACGTCAATGTCACCTTTCTGACCACCTGTGTAGCTGATCTCTTTCGTGGCGCACGCGGCTTCCAGCCAGCTAACGCTGGCAGTGGGAAAACCGGAGGCCGCAAAATCTTCTGCAGTCACCGGCGCGGCAGAAACGGCAAAAGTCATCCCCTTCGTTACTTCGTATTTGCTGCTCATGTTTTCTCCAGGCGTAAAAAAACCGGCTTATGCCGGTCGTGATTGATGGGGTTGGTTATTGCTGGCTCTGAATTTCCAGCGTGGCGCGGTATAAGCCTGTGTCCGGCTCGTAGCCGTTTCTCTTTCGCATCTGAGAGAACATGAGGGCCGACAAAGCGTTCACCGCCTGTTCGCGGATATTTCTTGCCTCATCCGTGGTCAATGCGTACACATCAACCTGTAGAGTGCCATTTTTTTCCGCTGGTCCGCACAGCGTATCGCCGTATGTTTCACTTACGATCGTGAAGATCACCCAGGGTGGTGTTACTGAGGGTTCACCCTCAGCATTAAGCGGGACTACGTAAGGATAAACCTGACCACCGGCGATCCCGCTAATTAGCGGGTAGATATCGGATTCGGTCATTTGCTCATTACCTCGTCCAGCGCCTTAAGCATCTCTTCGAATGCGGCTTTAGATGCCTCTTCCTGTTTACTATCAAAGGCTGGCCTGACAAACGGTTTCGCCGACATCTTTGATGTGCCTTCTTCCAGGAAACGCCAGTAAAATGCGTTATTCGGGGAAGCCGCTTTCATCTTGTTATCGCTATTGCCCGTATCAGGATTAACACCACGAATGTGAACACCCGCCACCGCCGTGTCCTGCGCACCCTTACCGAACAGAACAACGATGTTCCTTTTCAGCTTTCCGGTCTGAACCGGAGCTGTGTTGGCAACCTCTTCGGCTACCAGTTCGGCACCCGCTCTGACAGCGCGACGCAATACCTGACGGCTTTCAGCTTTACTGAGTATCTTAAGGTCTCGCGACAAATCAGCCAGGCCGGAAAAATCGAGGTCGGTTGTGATCACGTTTTCACCCCCTGTTTACAGAGAATTTCCAGCCGCGTACCTGTGGCGTTCGGAACCGGCGTGCCGGAAACATCAAGCACCCAGCCTTTAAGCGGTCCACTGGTGCAAATAAGACGAGACGCTGCCGTAATATCTGCCCGATAGCGCATCCAGACTCTGATAGTTGCTTCAGATTTTTCAGCGCCAGACGTCATGAGTTCACGCCCGCTGATCGCTTTTACTTCTGCCGGACACCCCGTAGCCACATCAAACCATTCATCTTTTGGCTGACCGGATGGAAGCGTTACATGTCGGGAATTCTGAATGGTTACGCGGTGACGGAAACGTCCTGGCTCCATTAGCTACCTTCCTCCGGTCTAATATCTTCTTTCCCGCGCCAGTTTCGGTGAATAAACATCAACCGCTCTGCTGTCGCGTTTTCGTAAAGCTGTACTTCGCTTTGCGCCGTCCGGTGTTCAAACATATCGGCGAAGCACAGCAGCACGGCACCTTTTACGGCGGCGGGAATGTCAGAAGCAATTTTCCATGCTGGCTCATCGCACCAGCGGTAGCAGTAATCAAAAGCAGCCTGAGCGTAGATGGTGATCAGGTCGTCGCGATCATCATCCTCAAATTCAATCTGCTGCTTCAGCAATTTCAGGCTTAAAACGTCTAATACATCTATCGCCATGCGTTATAAGGGCGGGTGTTCCCGCCCTCCCTCATCAGGAACCAGAAGCAAAGGTGCCCTTGATGATTGCAGTCGGGCGATAGTTAGCCAGCGCAAGGCGCTCTTCACACAGGATGGTCAGCATGTTTTTCACGAAGTTGTCGCGGTCTTCACGGCTGACTTCCACGGTTGCATCCATGCGATCCCATACCTGAGACGCCATGTCGAAACCACCAACGGTGAACGTGCCCGCTACCTGCGCCTTAGTTGGCACAACCGGTAATCCCCACATGATGTTACTTGTAAATGCCTGTGGACCACCGAAGATGTAACGACCATCGCCATCTTTAAGCAGCGCGATATTGTGCCAGTCGCGAGGGTTAAGGATGATGCCGGAGGCGCTGAACTCGGATTCAGTCACCTGAAAAATCGCGTGAGCGATGATATCGGCACGGGTATCACCTGTTGCGTTCAGCGCTGTGTCATAAGCCGTCGCAACGTGGTTCAGACCTTCCAGATTATCTCCGGTGCCATCACCGTTCAGCAGCTGGCCCTCTTCCTTCAGCGCCAGACCATACATCAGACGGTTGTTAACATACGATTGCAGCATAGGTGCATCGTCCATCACCTGACGGGATGCCTGAATCCAGTGCGCTACCGTTTTCACGTTGGCTGTGTGCTTGCTGAAGGTGATGTCAGATTCAGGCTTAAGCGCCTTCTCTGCCACGATGTCGGCGCTGTTGGTGAACACTTCTTCGCGCACATATTCCAGTGAGTTACTGGAAATACGACCCTGTGCCAGCAGGTCACGAATGGTCAGTCGGCGCAGGCCCGGCATCAAAATGCCCGGAACCTGCATCGGCTGGATCAGATTGCCCGCTGAAGCTGCATCACTACCCAGCGATTTGTTGAAGGTTTTGGCTTCAAAACTGCCTTTACTGCCGTTCCATGATTTTTGCAGCTCTTCGGCCGCGCGTTCGGCGAATGATTTTTTCTCCCCCGGATTTTCAGCGCCGGATGCCAGTTTCTGCTCAAGGTCGAAAAGTCGAGTGCCAGACTTCTGCAGCTCTTCGTTAACTTTTGCCAAATCATCCTGCAGCTGTTTCGAGACTTTGCCTGTGCTTTCAATTTCGGCTTTCTGTGCATCAAACAGCTGTGTCATTTTCGACTGAGACTCTTCGATGGCTTTCTGAATTTGCGCGAGTTCGGACATGTTATTTTCCTAAATTAGAATTGAAGTTCTGCATGCTCTTAAGCAGAGCGTTAATTTGTGCTTCGTTTTCGTCGCCCCCGGACTCGCTCCGAATCGCTGACTTAAACCGGGCTATCAGCCCAACTGCCTGTGACTTGGTGAGCCCGACTGAATCCCTCAGCCAGTTCTCCACATCACGAATGGTTTCAATGCCATCTACGCTTTTCATGGCTGATACGCCTGCAAGCTCATTGGCCGGGAAGGTGCACACACTGATTTCACGTAGCGCTGCGATATTTTTGAAGATGCGTCCACTGGTGCCGACTGAGTAATCGTCTTTGTTGACTGAAAATCCAACTGACATACCTTCAACAGTGCCGTGCTGCATCGCAGCTTTAAGGTCGGTTGCGCCACTGTGACCCGGTGTGAGCTGTCCTCTGACATACAGCCCTTTATCATCTTCTGCCAGGCTGTCCCATTTACCGACCGGCAGTTCCCACGTTTTGTGATTGAAAAACATCGCCACCTTACGGCTCTGACTGGTCAGCGCGTTTTTAAATGCTCCCGGCAGGATGATGTCGCCGTCAGAATCGGTGTTGTTAAACACGGAGGCATAGCCTTCGAAAATCCCCTGCTTACCGTCGCCGGTAAACTTGATTTCGGTCTCATCAAACGACAGCGTTTTTACGATCTCAGCCATCACGGCCCCCATAAAAATTAAGCCCCGACATCGCGGGGCTCTTTGTTATTACCTAAGTCAGTAATCGGCACGTACTGCGCCTGACGCATTGCTACGTCGCCGCCCGGTAAAGGTGGCATATTGTCGGTTCGCCGCATCTCATTAATGGTACGCAGACCGGCTTCACCCATCGCCTTCATGAAGGCTGCGCGGGAAGCTGAATCACCGCGAAGGAGACCATCGAGGTTATGTTCAGCATGGTACCGGCCAACGTCGGACGGCGTAATCAGCCAGCGCTGTATGCTGTTTTCCCAGCGGGATATGTAAGGCTGCAGCGTGTACTGGAGAAATCCGAGATTCTGCTGCTCAATGCCGGTTCCCCAGCTCGTTGATTTTTCAACGTCACCTACAAGGTGCGGAGGAACGCCAAAGAAACGGGCAAGCTCGCTTACCTGAAACTTACGTGACGCCATCATTTCGGCATCCTGCGGTGTTACGCCAATTGCAGAAGTTGAGAAGCCAGCTTCCAGAATCCACAGCCGTTTTTTAACGGGACCACCAGCAATTTCTTTGAAATTTTCTTCAACCTGCGACCGCTGCGCTTCGGTAAGAACTTTTTCACCGGTGGACAGAATTTGCGGTGACTTTGCGCCATTGGCGAAGAAATCCCGCTGCTGATCTTCCATCGCAACCGCCACGCCCGCTGATTTACAGGCGAAAGCGATCGGCGAAAGCCCCACCAGACCGGTAAAGCCAAATCCTTTAAGGTGGAATATCTCTTTTTGGGCAAAATCAGCATATTCGCTGTCGCGCTTATAGCGATAAACCAGCTTTTTGCCGACCATTTTCACGTCCATATTGGCGGACTGAAGCGGCAGGAGGCTTATCACGTCACCCGCGCCATTTCGCTCCACCAGCGCATAAGCATTACCGTAAAAACAGAGCTGCATTGTCATGGCCTCCCTGAACTCCTGGGCGGTCATGTACTGGTTAGGTGAATACCGAAGCAGCCGCGCCAAAGGGTTGCTCATGTCTACCTTGCTACGGTTATTGCTTTTGTCGGTTTCGAAAACATCAAGCGGTAAACAGGCGGTGAGCGTCGAGATTAGACTTACACAGCGCCATACAGTAGAAATCTGAAGAATTCTTTCATCATTAACAGCAGAATCGCCGAGGTGCCCGTGTGCAGATACCGGCCCGGTTTGCGATCCCTGATTGGGGGTGACTAACCGCCCGCCTACAAACCAGGACTGCAGTTTTGCCCACAGCCCATTATTGGTTCGCAGGTCAATTGTGTATTTTGGTTCTTCCATCACATGCTCAGCGGTCGGAAAATGAAATCTTCAAAGTCACCACCTTGCTCAGTGACCTCCCCATTAGCCGCACCAACTGACATGGTCATCGCGACCATGCCATCAATGCGGCCAGTTGCCTTGGATTTATCGAGTTTTCTGTTACCGGCTGCGTCCTTAACCACCACCGCATTGACCGCGCACATTGTCAGCACCGGATGCATGCCGTGCCTGACGCGCCCGTTAAGCATCAGTGATTCCAGGGTATCTACAGCCGGACCCATGTCTTTGAAGCCCTGACCAAACTCAGTAAGCGGCAGCGATAAACCGATCGCATCAGCTTCCTTCCTGAATTGATCTATGCGCCAGCGGTCAAACGCCATTGACGTGAGGTCAAAGTCACCAATGATTTCAGCAATGTCATTTACTACAAAGGCGTAATCCACCGATGCGCCGGGCGTAGTTCTCAGCAGACCTTCTCTTACCCATACGTCATATGGCGCGCGGTCGGTTTTAGTTCTCTCTTCAAGGGTTTTTTCTGGCGTCCAGAAGTATGGGAAGAAATCCCATACCCCATCATCAGATTCACCGGCGATTACGAAGGCTGTTAAGTCATTACGTGCTGACAGGTCCAGACCTGCATACCACTTTCTCGGAGTGTTAAGCGGCTGTCCGCCGCAAATCTCCCATACGTTGCGGGAAATGAAAGGTGATATCGTTGATACACGCTGATTTAAATTCAGGTTGCGAAATGTGTTCTCAAAACTTGGCATGCGTCCGGCCTTTTCAGCCTGCCGCGCCATATCCTTTTCAGAACGGAAAGTTCCGAGCGCCGGATTTGCCGCCACCCAGGATTCGCGCTGGCTTATGTCTGCATCTTTGGGTGCTTCGTATACATGGCAGACTATATGCGGGTCTTTCGACTTCACCGCATCATCTATCCAGATGCTCAGCAGGTCTGCATCATTTGCCGCCTGTGTGCTGATAACTATCAGCAGCGGGTTTTCATGAGCGCCCTGAGCCGTGGTGATCGCGTCTATGAAATCATCCTGCGGCCCGCGCACCTGACCGGTTTCATCCAGGATTGCCAGTATTGGAGACAGGCCGTGCGTTGTTTTCCCTTCCGCCGAAAGCGCGCGGTAAATCACGTTGCAGGGCAATCCAATAAGTTTTTTCCCGCTGGGTGTGATGTGAACGATGTCTTTAAGCTCAGGGCTGAGATTTACCATCTTCACGGCCAGCTCAAAAACTATTGATGCCTGCTCACGACTCAGTGCACCACTGACAATCTGGGAGTTCTGTTTAGCTTCCGGACCCACCAGGTGGGCTAGCATGATCCCAGCAATCAAACCTGTCTTGCCGTTTTTACGAGCAATACTGAGTATCGCCATGTCGGTTCCGACTGGGTTGTCATAGGTATCAAGGATGAATCGTTTCTGGAACGGGTCTAGCCGCATGGCCTGACCTACAAGATTGCCTTCTGGCACGATGCAATAGCGCTCAATGAACGCTATAACACGCTCACCTCGCGTCATAAGTTGTTATCCGTGTTTGGGGAAAGCGATCAGATTATCTTCTTCGTCGGCATGCTGCGTTTTTGTATTTCGCGCGGCGCGATCATTCTGGTTTCGTTTTTTCTGGTCGCGGCTCTCACCGTTCGTAGCGTGGGAGTGAATTTGCAGATCACGGCGCTGAGCGAGGATGGTTCGCTGTAACTCGGTAATTTGTTTTCGCAGGTCTTTAATTAGCCCTTCATTTCGCTCTTCACCACGGATACGTTCTTCTTTACGTAAATCCTTGCGTAAAACGGTTATATAGAGCTGATTATTTGCCAATTCCACAGCGGCAAGCAGGTCTGCTGGCGTCCAACTATCCAGAGCTTTCGATCTGATGTTGTCATGCCAGAACGGTTCGGCTTTTTTTTCCAAACCCGCATGGGACGGGGGCGCGATGGTGTCCACTGTCGCATTTTGCATGGCCTGAACCGCCGCAGTCGAACTGTCAGAACGGGTTCTTTTTTCTGCCATTTGTCAACACCTTTGACTCTTAAAAAAATGGAAAAAATCGGGTTAGCGTTAAATCAAAAGTTAGGCGTCGGTCATTTAGGGCAAACGGTTTGAAGATTTGCCCTCCCCCCACCTCAAATGAGAATCAATACCATTTCAAGTGGAGTGATTTCACTTGGTGATATGTTCAAGGTCATCGCATTGCAGTTCTGCACCAATCAATCCAAGTGCAATAGCCGCTTCGCCGTCTGGGTAAGAAGCCATCAAATCACGAATAGATTGAGCGGCATCCTTTACTTTATTCTGACTCTCATCAGGTAGTGAAGCGATGAGCCCTTTGAACATCAGGATCGTTTGTTGGTCTTGTGTCATTACTTACTCCAGTGAGACGCCGGGTCAAGTGGATAGCCGTTGGCATCACAGCCAATGACAGTGCCGCTGTTCTCCATTCTCTGTTTGGTTGAATCGTGATGCGCCTTGCACAGTGGCTGCCAATTCCCTTTGTCCCAGAACAAGAGCTGTGCTTTCGATATCGCCAGCGGGTTGCCGGACTTAAGCGCGTCTTTTAGCTTATGGGGTTCGATGTGGTCAACGACTGTGGCCGCTGTGATTCTTCCCTGCTGATCACACATCGCGCATAGAGGATGTTGCTGCAGGAATCGCAATCGAGCTTTATCCCATCGGCTTCCATAGATGCGTGGCTCTTTGTTCATGCCAACCTCCATGCTCTTCTTCGTTCGGTTCTCGGCTCATTGTCCGGGTGTCGCTCGACTGTTGGCAGGTCAGCATGATCAACGAGGGAATAGCATGGATATATCACGCGACTACCGCAAGCCTCGCCTACCGCGTAATCAGCCGCCATCGTGTTATTCCATTTGCTTAAGATGTGCTGCAGTTTGCTTCTCGGTGGGCTGTAGCAAACACCATGAATCAGTTTACTCAGTGAGATGTAATCGCCCTGCGTACGGTCAGCATGCACCAACAATCCGGCAATCTCTCTCTGATACTGTGGAGGTCTGCCGGTGCCCAGATAGAAGCTAACCAGGTCATCAGGGAATCGCGCCAGCCAGTCAGTCACTTTGTCAGTGAAGCCAGACACAGGCAGCGCATCATCTTCCAGAATCACTACTCGGCAATCCTGCGTGGATGCCCAGCGTAATGCGCGCAGATGATTAGCGTTGGCACCCTTCGATTCGCGATCAACAAAGATTTGATAATTAGGAAGGCCATCGGCAAGTGCTACTGCCATATCAAAGCGCGATTCATGCGCCACGATGGCAAACTTTACTTGTGTTTCCAAAAGGCGAACTCCTTACCCACACCCTCAGATTTGAAAACGGTATGTACTCTCGGTCCAGTCAACAGCCTGTCAGCGTATCGATGCGCGACAATGCCAAATGCGATCATGTCGCCCACGGCAGCAGCAGCTTTCTCTTTCTGCCAGAAGCGCAGCGATTCAATCTGGTAATACAAGCGTACGATGCCGTGAGCAATTGCCATCACGTCAGCGCGGGAGCCGCCGAGCAAACCAGCGTTGAGCATCACATCATGTTGATGATCAGCGAGGAACGACTGATAAATTGCTTCGGGATGGTTCTGCTTAGCCCACTCATCAGCGTATGTCTTTGGCTCTGATCCAACGTAAATCTTGCCCTGCTCCATCTCTGCCCACGGCTCACGCAGCATCTCAACGTCTGTGCCATCAGTGCACCATACGAAGTGATATTCAGGGTGATCGCGAAGGTGTTGCCAGATGTGCAGCCAGCGCCGGAAATAAACGTTCATGTTCACATCAGCAACGGTCACGGTGCTTACACCAACATGTACCGAACTGATGGAGTCAGTCAGCACAACCGCATGGTTGCCTTTAACTGATGCTGCCCACTTATCCAGCAACTCAGGTGATGCAGTCATTTTGGTACCGCGCTGCGGGTCAGGCTGGCTTGTCAGAAACGTAGTAATCACAACGTTCTTCTTCTGCCGATACTCCGCATACCCGGTGTAACCATCATCACGGCGTTTGTTATGAATGGTGACATTGCGTTTAACCTGCGCCTCACGATCAGGCTTTGGAACCGAACGCTCTACTGCCTCATGCTCATCAAGCGAATAAATCAGCTTTTCCGAACCGACCACATCAGCAAACGCCCAGCTCGTTAGCCCAGCGTTGTGGATGCGCAGCGCCAGATCAGAGTGCTCATACATGCCACGTTCATAAATGGAGTCGAAGCCACCAACTTTTTCAATCGTGCTGCGGTGGTAATACAGCATCACGCCACGCTGACCGGTATAAGCTACATGCTTACCATCACGGTAAAGAACGGCAATATCATTCAGCTTCTTGCCTGTAGCGAAGTCCTGAAACTGGTAAGCCAGATGTGGCTCAGGTGATTCTATGTATGGCTGTTCCCATCCACCAGCGACAGGCCATGCGTCATCGTCCCACAAAAACAGATGCTCACAACCAGCATTAATAAGTGCTTCGAGACTGGCATTTTTTGCAGCAACGATACCGCGTGACATGTCACTGCGAATGGATTTCACACCATCGGGAACAGCAACTGGTTTGGATGACCCGTCATCAACGACAACCACCAGCGCACCGGCTGGAAGATATTTAAGCTGATGTTCAAGAGCGCGAGATAAAACGTCATG